TACTACCACCATCTTCAGTTTCGGCCACTTTCCTACACATGGCTGCAGGAGCTTTTTCTCTCCCACCTTGCCACGTTCCTTGAGGGCCGTAAATATTATGAAATCTTGCTATTCTACAAGGAATACCATAATTTCTTTGATATGCTAGATATAACCTTTCGGAGAATAACTTCTCCCAACCGTACTCACTATCTGGGTTAGCAGGGTATGCAGAGGATTCTTCACAATTTGGGTTATCTGGGTCTAATTGATTATGTTCTGGGTACATACAAGCAGAACTACTATAAAAAATCTTTGTCGTTTTTTGTTCATAAGGATATACCCTTGAATCATTAAACCAAGGAATCTTTACATACTGATTTAACTTGTTTACTGAATTTAAAACGTTAAGATTAATAGTTGCTGAGTTTCTCATGACATTAGCATCATGATCACCTGTAAAGATATAACCAGCGCCACCCATATCAGCAGCTAATTGATAAATTTCATCAAACTGTTCTTGATATTGAACAGGTACACTGGAATGATAATCACCGGTACGAACTATTCTGTCTACAAAATTCTGTCCTGTAAGATCACCTGTAATAAACTCATCTGCTTGTGTTTGTGAAAATTCAGGATACTTAAGATCCACACCTCTTACCCAATAACCGTCTTTTTTTAATCTGTTAACTAGGTGGTTACCAATAAACCCACCCGCACCACATACTAACGCTGTTTTCATATCAGTATTATAACTACTTTTCCTCTTTATCAACTATTGAAGCTATAATTACATAATTACCACCATCATTAGTTGTGAGATTTTCAAATTCATAGTCCTCGTTTATTTCTTTAATAATTTTTTTAAGCTCTTCTATTCCTTCTTGTTTAAGATAAAGTGGAATATCGTCAATCATTATAGTACTTGTTTTGCTTTTAAAAATATCTCTTATTTGAGTTAATTCTTCTAAAACAGGTACACCTCCACCTTCATCATGAGCATCTAACCAAAATAATGCATCTTCTTCTATAAGTGGCAATACTTGAGCTAAAAAAAGTCTAGAATCACAATTATAAATATACGGTTCAATTATTGAACCATATCTAGCAAGTTCAGAAACTTTTTCTATTGATGTTTCAACTCTTTCCATGTTGATATCACAAGAATAAAGTTTGGTAAAACCACAGTGAACCGCTTTAGTTAAACCACCACCTAGGTGGCAACCGGTTTCGATAAAAACACCAGATTCGGGTTTATGCTTTTCAAATAAATTATAAATATTGCGGTTATTTACATCAAGCGTTTCTTTATAATCAAGTAAATCTTTCATTTTTTATATTACTGCAAATGGATTACTATCTTTAAATTTTACATATTCTAAAAACGCTTTTCCTTCGTGCATCTTATATACATATCCATCTAATAATGATTTACCACCATTAAAACTCACCGACGAAAAGTCGGTTCCGTTTGAAAATAAAGTACTACCATTTTTTGTTAGATACAATATACTTTTTGACTCATCAAAAACCCAACATGTATGGGTTCCTTTAAATGAAGTAAATGTTTCTTCTAAGATATAATCGTCATCTAATTCAACAGGCAATAAATCTAATTCCTGCATATATGCTGGTATATAAGATGTATCAATATCTTTTGTATTACTAACGTCAGTTACATCCCTATAATTAGTTAACACACCATTATGAGCTACATACCACCTACCATAATTAAATGGGTGTGAGGTATTCTCACTATATTTTCGTACCTTACTAGTCGGAGCTTGATGATGACCCAAATAATAATCCCAATCTTCAAGATAAAGATCTTCTATATTAAAGAGTTTGTTCTTAAAAACGTTTATCTTACCATCTTTTATTCCGCAAAATGTAGATGCATAACCGCCTCTATCTTTATTAAGATCATACAAAGAGATAAAACGTTCTCTACTCAAACTACCAAATATTGCACACATTTGTTTATATTATAAAGAATCTAATAAATATTTCAATATGAAAGACAAAGATACTCAATTTTTATTCGAATCTTATGAAAAGTCTTTAACTGAAGGAAGAAAGAAACAATTCGAAGACCGTGTAAGAAAAACTGTTATCGATCCCGATACCGGAGAAGAACGGAAAGAGTCATATTATGAGATGATGATGAGAATAAAGGGTATTAGAGGTGGGGCTGGAGCAAGAAGTAGAGATACAAGATATAAAAAAGCTTCACAAGGAAAGGTTGCTTTAGGAAAACGTAAGTTTAAAGTAGCTGATAAAGCCTATGAAACCCCATTAAAGGGGTTACAAAAAGATATTATAAGTTTTGTAGAAGTAACACCAACTACAGCTAAAGAAATTATAGATTTCGGTTCAAAAATATTCGATAAAGATGAAGTTGAAAATATAGTAAAGGATATGATAATAAATGGTTTACTAGATGAAGTCTTTGGTGAAGAAGAACCGCAAATGGATGAAGTAGATCCAGATAAATTAGGGGAGATTGAAGCTTTTCAAGATTTTACTGCTGAAACCGAAACTGATTTAGAAGATTATTAATCTGTATGTTCTTGAATAGGGTAACCATACTTTGTAGCATCTAATTCTTCATGATCATCAATTTGAGGCATATCATCATGCCTACCTTCAAATATTAAATTACAATCTAAATCTATATTACTTGCAAATAAAGTTCCAGGATTTTGAGTAGGCCATGAATCATATACATGTTTAAAATTTTCAGTTACAAAATTTAAGAACCACGGTTTAAATCTATGCATGTGTTCACTATCATGTAATATTACCACTTTAGCTCTTCCTTTAGAAGCAAATTTTACCCAATTAGCTCTATTTTCATAACCACTCGAATCGACAAATATAATATCGTAATGATTATCTAATTTTTCAAATGTTGGAGAACCCCAAACAAAAATACCTTGTGGCTCAAGTGTTATATTGTAGTTTTCATTACTATATAGCTTTTTCATAGTATCAAACCAACAGTCTGGTTTTGTATTATGATATTCTATACCCCATACTTTTGCTTTTCCTTCTTTAGTTATTTCACTAAAAAATTTACTACTACCATGACCGGTGCCGCATTCTAAAATGCTAAGTTTTTCGCCACCGTTTTTATCAAATAAAAAATCCACCACATAACTTAGATAAGGTATATGTGATGAAAATGCTGTGTCGTCAGGATAGCCCTTTTTAGCTATTTCTTCTTTGTTGAATATTTTCATTATGGTCCTCTTGTACCATATCTATCAGAAAATACTTCATTAATAGGGTACGGTTTGCATTTATGTTCTTCCCAAAATTCAGTTAAATCTTGCTTATATGGGATAGGGTCAATATAACCAGCATCAGCAAAACCTTTTATTCTTAATGAACTACTTGGTGTAGTTGCATCTGAAAGTTCTTCACCGCTATAACATGTGTATGTATACTTAAGGTCTACTCTACTACCAACGCAATAATCTACAATTGCTTGTTTATTCATACTAAGTAAAGGACAATCTAATTGTATTTCATTTGTTCTGTTTAGTGATATCAAAGTTTGAAATTGCTCTCTAAACTCTTCACTTCCATCCCAATAACCAGCTAAACTATCTACTGCTGTTGCACCATGATACACTTTATTAGCACCAATTGACTCTGCATAAGCACAAGCCATAGATAAAAACATTTGGTTCCTAAAAGGTACATAACTTACTGGTTGTGCTTCACCAACCATATCTTTTACATCAGGGTTGTCTATTTCTTCATTAGTAAGCGAGCTTGAAGTTAGCATATCTTTTAAGAAAGATACGTCAATAACTTTATGCTTTACATCTGAATCTTCAAAATTATGACTAAAAGCAACCAACTTAGCATGTTCAATTTGTACTTTTGCACAATCAAGTTCTCGTTTATGCCTCTGACCATAATCAAAAGTTAAACAGTGTAGTTCACCAGATGAAAATTGAGCCATTCTTAACATAGCAGCACTATCCATGCCACCACTAAAAATCATTACTGCTTTATCCATATAAAATAGTATATATCAATTACCAATGTTTACCATAATAAAAATCTTCAACAATTAGGTAATCCATTTGCGTGGATTCTAAAACTTTCATTGCATCTGAAATAGTATTTAGAATAGGTTTACCAGCTATGTTAAAAGAAGTGTTTAGTAAAACTCCATGACCAGCTAGTTCTTCAAAAACGGTTATTAAGTCATATAAAAACTCGTTTTGTTCTCTTGTAATGGTTTGAACTCTAGCGGTCCCATCTATATGTGTAATAGATGAAAGTTTTTCTCTCCATTCCTTTTTAACTTTAGGACAGTAAAGCATATGTCTACTTTCACCTTCCCATTCAAAGTATTTTGATACGTCTTCTAACTTACAAACAGGAGCAAAAGGTCTATACCATTCTCTATTTTTAACTTTAAAGTTGAGAATGTCTTTCATATCTGGAAATGCAGGGTTACAAAAAATAGACCTGTTTCCTAAAGCTCTAGGACCGTGTTCACATCTACCTCTTGCACAACCAAATATTTTTCCATTTGCAAGTTCGTTTGCAATATCTCCGAAGTTAATTGGTTTAGCTGCATTACTTTCTATCCAAGCGGGGTAAGTGTTTTTGTCTAAAAGTTCCATACCACCGTAAGTAATATCGATAGGTTTCTTAGGTCTAGTCCAACTAGCTAAAAGCCCTAATGCAATACCACAATCGTTGGTATTTGGAGCAACAAAACTTGGTCTGTCTGGAAACATTTCTTTAATTTTGGTAGCTAATAAAATATTAAGACCACACCCACCGGTAATAATAATAGGCAAGTTGTATTTTTCTAAGTAAGGGTTTGCTACTTCAAAGAAACACTCTTCAAAAGCAGCTTGTGATGTTGCAGCTACATCCCAGCTTAGTTCTTTTTCTAATCTGTTATCTGCATCGAAAACTAAACCACAAGTATCTGTAATATACTCCTTTAATTTAGCCTCATAATTTTCTCCATCAGGTTTTGAATAATAAAACTTTTTAAAGTGTGGTAACCATTCTTTATTAACTTTACCATAGTTGCAAAGCCCCATAATTTTACCACTATAGACAAGATTACCATCAGAAATCCATTCTTGTCTTATATCTGGGCAAAAATGAGCAAAACACATATAAGGAAAACCAAAGTCAAAATCGAAATCAGTCCGATCAGCCGGGTTAGTTTTATCTAAATAGGTTACACCGGTTTCTCTGTCAGCAGTAAAGATGTTAAAAAATCCATCGTTACCACCACCATCAAAACTAAAAATAAGTGCTTCGTTAAAATTAGATTGATAAAAAGAACCACTTGCATGAGCATGATGATGCCAGCCTTCTAAAACGTTTTCTGCAGGTATAAAGTCTTTATAACTATATGTTATATCGTCGTGAACACATTCGGTGTTTATATGAATTAAATTATCAAACGGTGTTGTATAACCCAATTCTTTTTCCAAGTATTGTAGCATCGCATATACAGCTTCTTCTCTGAAACGTAAAGGTTTGTATTGAGCTAACCCGATATTTTTTACGTTAAAGAAACGTTCAAATTCTATAACATAAAATTCACCGTTATCTTCAATTGCAATTGCTCCGTTATGCGAACCATAGATAGCAATATTTGCCATACGCTTATTTACCGTAACTATACACTAATTTCAACTTCTTATCCAACTCAGGAATTATGAAATTTTCCCACAAGTCTTCATCTTTTCTCCAGTTTTTATAGTAGCCAATCTTGTCTCCTGCCTTGCGTTTTCCGTCCTCACTCTCTATACCTATTTGAAAGGTACTACCGGTCTGCGTTAATATCCCATGATTAACAGCCATGTCTTTTAAACCACTGTATTTGTCTAAACCAGTACGGAAGTTAAGGTATATTTCAGCTTGTAAAAAGGGTGGTACAAATCTATTTTTTGTTGTTAAGAATCGTAATGTTGCCCCAGAATAATTACGAGATTCAGGTAACATTTCATCATTATCATTTGATGCATCTTGTCGTTCTTTTTTATTAGCAAGTTGTACTAACACACTAGCCATATACTGAGGCCCACTACCACCAGCAGCAGTTTTTACCAATGTTGGCATTAAAGCAGATGGATCATCATATGTGTGATTACTAAACAAAATAGTAGTACCTGATAAACCAGCTTTATAAGTTAAAATTCTCATCATAGACTTTAACTGTTTAGCTCTAAGACCCATATCCATTGCACTCTTATCTTTAGCAGCGTCATCTACTTCTTTTTGTGATGCCAAGTTACCTAAAGAGTCGATAGAAATAATAAATTTACCCTGTAACCCCTTTTCAACAATACTATCAAGCAAAGCTACTACTTGGTTACGACATTGTTCCACCGTATACACCGGTACATATTTTGTTTTAGTAGCGTCTAGACCAACACCTTCAGTGCTTTCCTTATCTACTGCAAACTCTGTATCAAAAATAACAGGATGAAGCCCTTGTTTTTGAGCATTACCTAAAATTTTATTAATAATATACGTTTTTCCTGATTGTGACGGTCCAGCAAAACCAATTAATCTACCTTTTGGTACCCCACTACCTACACACCTACCACCAATGATAGCATTCAATGCATAACAACCTGTGTCATACCAGGTATCAACGTTGGAAAGAGCGTTTTCACTTAAGTAGGTTGCTTCAGGGTTTAATTTATCTAAACTTGAGAATACATCTGCGATCTGATCTTTAGCCATACAAGTATTATATAGTATAAAAATTAGTTATCAAGAAAAAAAAGCGCCCATAAGGGCGCTTACCAATATAGTTGTGTTTTTGTTAATCGTCAAACAATTTTACTACCTCAGCTTCTTCAGGCTCTTCAGGAGCGTCTGCTTGGCCCAAGTTAGTAATGATGGCTTTATATTGGTTGGTCAACTTATCGTCCAGATGTGTGGCACAATCACTATCAATAATAGTAGACTTATTAAAAGTCCAAATTGTGCCTTCTTCCCTACCTTTTTCGGTAAGAAATTCTCTAAAAAACATTGGTACTGTTTGTACCTGTAACTGCCCGGTTTCATTAGGTTGTACAAAAATGGTGCACGGGTTTTTAAGCTCGATGCAAGCATCGCATTCTTTAAGTAATTCACCGATTACCGTTCGTCCGACTTGATCAACAAAAATCTTAAGATTCATATCAATATTTTATCTACTCTCAATCTAAATCAACCGATAATTTTTTACCAGATTTATCCCTCATATATTTGAAAAACGATTCTATATCTCTTTCGTCACCAAGACCCCAAGTGCAGATTTCTCCTGAAGTTAAAAGTTTATTTTTTAAAATACCTTTTGAATCTAAATCAGCCCACTTTTTATTATCAACAATATAGTTTTGTGGTTCATTTCTATATGAATCGGTTCGATAATGATGATACATAATCGGTTCATAAGGGCTTATTAAGTCATAACCATTAGTAAAAGATCTAAGCGTTATATTATATTCTTCTCCAGAAAAAAAGTGATCGGAATCAAAACCCATCTTTCTAAAAAATAACCCTTCTGTAAATGTAAAATGTAAAGACACCCAAGAAGACATTCTAAATTCACCTACCGGTTCTTCAGGAGTTTTTCGAGCTCTTTTTCCATCATAGTCTGTATATTTTTTAACGTCAATATAGCTTAACTCGTCTTTTTTAATATAATAGTTATCAATTTTCGTAAATTGTTCTTTTACATCGTCAGGGTATAAATCTATTTCATAATCATAAACCAATTCATTACAATAATTAGTAACTAAAGGGTTTCGATAATAACCTTTTAACGTTTTATATATTTGTTTACATTTAACATCCCATTCTGTGGTAAATCTCATATGCGAATCAATAGATAAAAAATAAGTTTCGTTGTTATAAAAATTTTGAATCATATTTCTTGCATGTCCTATACCTTTTGCATTTCTATAATTGGTGTGTATATAATGCATATTAGTTTTATCAAAATCTACCAACACATCTTTTTCAGATTGATCAAAAACACACACTGAAAGTAAATGAGGGTCTTTAGCTTTACTATAAAGATCAATTAGCGTATTGTTAAGGTCTTTATCCCTGTAACTTGGTACCATAACAAAAATAGTTTCGTCTACCGTTTTTGTTTGTTCAAGATCTTCAAAAAAAGAAGATACTTCACCAGCTAGTTCTGGCATTTGTTCATTTAATTTTAATCTATTTTCAGATTTACTCATATTTTTTATTCAGATAACAGACTAAACAAATCACATTGGACTGCCTGGCCTGGTAAATAACACTTCCAATTTACTGCATTGTAAAATCTTTCGATAGGAGCAAAAATTAACTTTTGATATATCTTATCATAATCAGGTTTAAAGAATTCCTCAAATTCTTCAGGCCATTCATATTTGTATGCTATAGAATCAACATTATATCTGTTTGGTTTCTTAACATAAAAGAATCGAACTTTATCTCCCGATCCAATAGTTTCATATTTCTTATCGAGTTTATGCAACTTTAACAATTGATTGTAAAAATAGCTTGCTTTACAGTGTATAGGCATACCTTTTACAGTTTTCATACCATCACATTGACCTGCATATTTTTCATACCCTTTTAGACCCATTACACTTGCAATATCAGTTATATGTAAGTCTTTGAATTTTTCATAAACCACTTTCATTGCTTCATTAGTTTGTTGATAGTCTTGGGTTCTAAGCATTATCTCAATTACGTTTTTCATATGAGGTTTTAACGAGTTGGGTAATGTAGTTCTAACTACCTCTACCCCAGTATATTTCGTTTTGTTTATCTTAGCACCTTCGTCGTCAAGTATGTTCATAACGTAACGTTTCTTCTGTAAGAACACACCCACTTCACCAATACACTCACGCTTGAATACAAACCTACAATCTTTACTATTGAAAGTCTTCTTACCCCATATCATTATTTGCTGATTTAAGTATTCAACCAATTCATCTTCAAGCTTGTATATGTCATCATGAACTTCGCCCTTTTCATTTTTAAAGTTTAGTCCTAAATGCTTAATCAGCAACTCGATTGATGCATAAGATGAATCTGTATCATTATAAATGATAGGGTCTTTCTTCTTTAAATCTTCATCACTTAAACCAGTTTTGAGTTTGATAAAATCTCTAATAATTACATTGCTTTGTTTGATTACTGCTTGGCCACTTAACGTAACTGACGATGCAATATCATCATCACCAATAGGTGCATTTTTGTTACCGAAATATCCATATATTGAGTTAATCAAAATTTTTACCGTTAACTGTTTAGTACCAGCTCTTTGAACGTTTACCCCAAGTTGTTCATACTCAGGGTCATCTTTTTTCATTACAACATGCTTTTTCCTAAGTTCAACATACTCATCTTTAAACACTTTACGTTTTTGATAATAATAGTCAACGATCTCAGGAATGATACCCTTTTCTTGTTGATGAAATACGATGTTTGCTTTTGATATAGTTAAATTATAATCCTTAATCATTTTAGCAAACATCGGGTAAGTAAATTCTTTTACTTTACCACTTACCATTTCCATAACTATTTCTTTATCATCCTTTTGAAGTATTTTACCGATCTTCGTCTCTGGTGATAAATTTAATGATATCATCACATTAGGATACAGACTGTTTGCATCAAACGATAAAATATAATTTTGAAACCCTTGTTGAGGTTCACCCACATATGCACCTGGATTCTTACCCGTATCTTCACCCCGTATAAATGTAGGTATTATCTGTTGTTTATGTCTTGCACGTATACAAAACGCACCGTTAATCACAGATAATGCACCCATTGCTGCATCAAACGTAACACAACCAACATAAGCTAACATTCGTATCAATCCCAAATACTGTAACTTTTCTTCTAACCTTACGAGTAGATTTACGTCCTGAATATTGTAATCAATAAACTTATCCCAATCTACATCTGATAATGTTGCAAGGTCCATACCTTGAAAGTCTATCTTTCTTTCACCTAACTCAAGTTCACCAA